TATATTCAACAATCTGTCTTATACCATCATTTTTATTCACTTCATAGATATTAGGATTAGAAGTCTTCTTTAAAGAAACTGGATATACAAGTTTTTCCTTATACAATTTACAAAGCTCTACATTAACCTTATTCATATAACTTACTTTATAATCATCTCCCTTCATTGAAGATGTCTTCTTAGCTTTATTATTTAAAACTTTCAATCTTGCTATACCAGCTTTATTATAAATCCAAAAATCTGCTGGATTCCATTTGTCTTCACCTATTTTTTTATCAAGTACAGCATAATCTTTCATACTTTGTGCCAATAATCTATAAGTAAAATATGGATTAAAGTAATCTGGTATTGCAGATGGTCTTGCTAAGTAATATGAGTTTCCTACATGAGTAAACTTAGTGTGGAATTTTTTAACTTGAGCTATTAATATATCATGCCATCCTTCACTAACTAAAAAATCTCTCATCTTATGAATCTGGCTATTCATCTCTTTAACATCACGAAACTGATAATTTAACATACCAGATAAACCACCAAATGTTTTACAAAGACCTATAAAATCTTGTGTCTTTTTAACACCAACCCAAACTTCTGGATCATACTCATCTAATTTATCATTAACCAACATAGCATAGTAAAAACAAAATCCTACCTCACTTAATACTTCTGTAGCTTTACCACCAAAAGAAACACCACCAACTCCTTTTCCACCGAATTCACCTGTTTTAGTTAACTTTCCAAATGACTCTTCCTTACTACCAGCAACAACATTTAATTTTCTACCTATATCAGGTTTAGAATCAAATATAGCTTTTAAACTAACGCTGTCACTTGGTAAATACACTGTCTTACCAATTAAAACTTTATCTATTTTAGCTGAAGTACCATCCTCAAAAATAAAATTCTCACCATTAGAAAATTTATCTATAAAAAGATCTATCCTTTTAGGATCTGTTATAAGTTTTCCGTAAGTAAGACTTGACATTGAGTATATTATACCTTACTTCTTATTTATCCTTTTTTCTTACAGCCTTCAATAAAGCTTTAGGGTGTATCGACACCCCAAGCAAAGTTTCTCTCATAGCTTTCAACATCTGTTGATCATATATCTCCTTTTCGTCGGTTCTCTGACCGAAAGACTTCAAACGTACCTTCTGGATAGCGCGCCGACAGTTTGTTAACATTTCGGATAACGATGTCATCAAGTGAAACTCCAAGGGCCATACATGCTTGTGCAATATACCACATGACATCTCCAAGCTCGACAATCATATGTTCGCGATTTGATTCATTATAGGGTTTACCCTGGAAACAAACCTTCTTAACAATCTCAGTAAACTCACCACCTTCAGCACTAATACCAACAGCAGCAGTTAACAAACGTTGGATATCAACACCCTCATCCTCAAGTTCACCAATGCGTGAAATAAAACTATCTGTGTAACGAGACGCATCAGAAGTCACCTCATTTACAAACTCAAAATAACGAGAATAATCTACATTAACTTTCGGTTCTGCAACAGGAACATTTTCTAGTGCATCACCAGTATCTGGATCAAAGAGATCAACAACTTTACTCATACCTTAAAACCATCAAAACTACGGAACTTTTTATCTAAGCGGTCAGTGTGATCATTTTCCTGACCCGAATCAACAATGTTCTGTTGAGCACTGTCTTCAACATCATACAACTTCATCTTCGATCTGTCAATACCAATAACGAATCTTTTGTTAAAATTGTTATCATTGTATCGATTCTTCAATTGCTTGACCATGATCTGATTCATATCTTCCAGTTCTTCTGTAGAGATCAATGCAAACATAAGGTCAGCAGTAGCAGGAAGACCGAAAGATTCACTGGTATCGGTAAGTTCAACATCAGAACTACCATATCCAGCACGAGTTGTTTGTGTAGCAGAAACAATTGGTACGTTGTACTCTACAGCGAGACCACGAATTTCTTCTGCGATTGCTTTAATAAAGGTATATGAGTTGACAATACCACCTTTAAATCTACTAGAGGAACAGATATTGAGATAATCAATAAAGATAATATCTGGAGCAAATCCCTTCTTCAATCCAAGTTCATTCAACAAACTCTTGAAATGACCTGAATGTGCAGACGCCGTAGGATACTCTTTGATAATAAGTGTACCTTGCGTCTTCTTCAATACCTTCTGAACTTTTGTGTCATACATTGGTTTGGGTAGATCAACCAAACTTCTAATATCTATATTGAAAAGATTTGCATCAATACGTTCTGCAATTCTTTCCTCCGCCATCTCTAGAGTAATGTACAGTACATTTTTACCACCCAACAAACAACTAGCAGCTTGGTGACACATAAACAGTGACTTACCAACACCAGTTCCTGCAAGTGCAATGTTCAATGTTTTACGAGGAAGTCCACCCTTTGTAATTTTATTGAACATCTGTAGATCGAATTCGATCTTATCTTCTTTGTGATGATAGAATTCATATCGAGCATCTGCATCACCAAAGTAATCGTGACCGACATGATCATCGAACGATATACTTAGAGCTTCAGAAAGAATAGATGGAATTGCATCACGACTCTTTGTCTTATCATTACCATCAGCAATCTTCACAGATTCCATCAAGGCAAGATAGATTGCACGTTCTTTACACCACTTCTCAGTGGTATCAATTAACCATTCTTGTTCTAGTTTTTCTTCGCGAAAAATATTCAGAACTTCAATACATTCTTTAAAGATATCTTCCGAGATATCTTTTTTGTTCTCAATCTCAATGGAGAGAACAGATTTAGTCGGAAGAGTTCCATACATTGTGATGTAAGAATTAATCTCATGGAATATAATCTTCTCTGAGAATACATCGAAGTATGTATCTTGAATGAAAGGAATAACCTTTCTCATATAGTCTTCATTGTAAATCAGATTAGAAAGAATCTTATGTTCAATCCGGTCGATCATTCACCATCACCTTCAAACGAACCATAACTATACTCCTTAAAAGCGCATTCGTCAAGTGCCTGCATTATCTCTGGCGTGAAATATTTTTCTGGATCTGCTAAAACAGTCTTTGCATATGTTTTAATACCATTGATTTCATAGCGTCCACCAGATTTAGTGAATACACCATACTTCTCACCCAGTTCTAGAAGTCCATAATATTTGTCAAGACCACGATGATCATAGAACAAACGAGTTTGAACAATAGAATTCTCTTTTGTGAAACGAGACTTGAATGACTTACACTTCACAATATTACCCACAACATCCGTACCATCCTTCTCCTTGGACTTAGACAAATAGATGATGGTAGAGGCAGCATATTTGAGTCCAGAACCCCCTCCCATCTCCTTCATAGGGACGTAGGCGCCCACCACGTCATAGGTGTGGTTAGTGACGATCAGAGGGATACCAGCGGTCCCTAGCTTAAGTGTGAGAAGACGGAAGATGGACTTAGTGATCTGTGCCCTAGTCATATCCCTGGTCTCTTTACCAGCGGCCGCATCCTCCAGTTCTTTGGTAGTAGAAAGCATACCGAGACTGTCCAAAACAAACATCAATGGTGGACGATCTTCTTTTTTAGTTTTCATGTACTCATCAACAACCTTAATCGATTGAGTACGAAACTCCTGAACAGTAGTGACAGGAACCAAACCAATGCGAGAGGTATCAATATCCCTCTCTTTCATCATAGATCTAGTTACAGCAGATTCAGACTCAAAGTAAATTACTTCGCCAGTCGGATTCTGTTCCAGAAAATATCGCACCATTGATAGTGCAAAGAATGTTTTACCCGTGCTTGATTCTCCAGCAAGAGCAGTGATTTTATTTCCTGGAAGTCCACCATAGATACTACCACTCAATAGGGCGTTGAATATGTAAGAACCAGTGTCAATAAACTGGTCGCAGTCAGCACCAACAACACCGTCCTCAACAACTCCAGCATACTCATTATCCAACTCTTTAATTACAGATTTAAGAAAACTCATAAAATACTCCTTGTTAAAATTATTCTACCATCAAACGAAGAAAGATTCAAGACTTCCACGTCTCTCAACTTGCCATCCGATGGTTTCTACTACGTTCTTCAATGGTTCGACAAAACTTTTTTCAAATTGTCTGTCATAATCAATATACTTATCTAGGTTCAACTCTTTAGGTAGAGTTTGTAAATAAGCAATGATATTCTCACCAATTGGATTTGGAGTCTTCAAGTATACAAACTTGATTTTCTCTCCCTCCTGAATCAGTGGATATTTATTCTGCAATTTCTTCTTAGAAATAAAGTGATTATACAGAATAGCACCACGCACTTGAATGGGTGTACCTTTCTTGTACAAATCAGCAGAACTCCGGTATTTGTCTAGACCATTACATCCTCTGGGAAATGAAATGTTTTCAACACCTTGTTCTCTAGATTCTTTACGAACATCATCAATGAATGAAATTAGATCATCATTAGTATTGTTAATGATGATAGTAAATGCTTTCTTCAATTTATCTCTGAAGAATGCAGGAGTTGAAGATCTTGCAGTCTCCAATCCCATGATCTTCAGTTTAGGTTTCTCATAACGAACACCCTCACTGTCCCACACATTCAAAATGTATCTCTTCTTAGCAGTCCAGATTCCACGGTCAGCAATGTTCTCCCGTTTCATCTGCATCTTTTGATCGTATGCGTTTACTTTCTCGGCCAGCGTTTGGTAAGAACTTTCAATATACTTTTCAAGTTCCAACTGACAGATCTTGTCAAGGAACGTAACAATCTTATCATTAGAAGCCTTTCTCCCACCGTATATAGTTTCGACCACAGGACCCATATTAAGATAGATACTATCAGTATCAGAAGCAATAACATAATCTTCCCCATCCGTTTTTAACAGTTTATTTAAATAACTATTCATCTTAGTTTCAATCCATCGGATAGAAACCTGACCAGACAAAGTGATCGCTTCTGCATTTGCAATTCGGAAATACCTGAAGTATTCATTACCAATAGCACCATAAGCAGAGTTCAAAGAAATCTTCTTTGCCATCTGGATATTGTTACACCGTGAAATCTCTTTAGAGAGATCTGTTGATGGTGTATTTTCATATGCTTGTTTTGCAATAAGCATTTTCTTTTTAAAGATGACACGATCATCATACATCTTCTGCATCAGTTTAGGAAGAAATCCCTGAAAGTCTTTCCTGTACTGAGCACCATTTGCACATAAAGAATACTTCTCATTACATACAACTGGTTCACTCAAGATTTTATCCACAGTAACTGTAGGATGTTTTTCATCTACCAAAGTTTCTGGTGAGATGTTGTATTGCATAATAAGGTGAGGATAGAGAGAGTTAAGGTCAAAACTTACAACCCAGTCATACATACCGGGAATAGGTTCTTTGACATATGCACCAGCGTATGCAGAATCTTTCTTATGTATAATCTTTGGCGGGACAACAATATTGTCTTTCTTTAGATAATTAAAGATAATATTGTCCCAAGTTTTGACCTGTGAATATACGTCTTCATAGTTTTCCTTTGCGTCATATGCCATCGTCAGACACAACTCAATCAGTTTCATCTTGTCTTCCATACGGTCAACAAGTTCTACGTCAAGAATGTTGTAATCAATAAACTTTTGCCAGTTGTTTGTGTAAAATGCTTTGAAGTTCTCAAACTCACTGTGATCTAGTTTTTGTTGACCCAGTTCAATAAACGCGATATGATCAAGTCTATAGGATTCTTGGTTTGTATAAGTGAACTTCTTATATAGATCAAGATAATCAAGACAAGAAACTCCACCAAGATCGTAAGCAATATTTTTTCTTCCGTGGATGAAAAACTCTCTATAATTAATAAGATTCCATGGGGAAAGAGAACGCATATGTTTCTCGGAGAAAACACGTTCTAACCGCCGACAAATGTATGGGATGTCATATAGATAGACATTCCAACCAGTAACAACATCAGGAGTATTTTGAACCCAGTGATTGAGAAATTTGTCTAGAAGATCTTTCTCATCATAACAATATATAAATTCAACATCGTCACGATTATTATCGTACTCTCTCGTACCCCAAACAATAAGCTTTTTACTATTTAAATCCTTGATGGTTATACAAAGAATAGATTCTGAAGCACTTTCTACATCTGGGAATCCATTCTCACACTCAACCTCAATGTCAAGTGTGATGATGTTCATCACCGACATATCAAATTTGATTTCTTCCTGTGGAAATTTATCAGCAATATACTGATAGAGAAATCTTTCATAACCACAGATCTCAAAATTATCAACTTCAGAATACTTCTTAATAAAATCTCTGGCCTCCCTCGGGTTCGAGAAAGTGATAGGTTTAACAAATTTATCATCCAGCGTTTTAAACTTGCTTTCCTTTGGGGATGGTACAAAAAGGACAGGGTTAATCTTGTCCCTAAACATCATACGGGCCCCATGTTGATAACCACGATAGAGAATTTGATCTCCTACAAGTTGAACGTTGGTGTAAAAATTCATGAATTAATAGACTTCTTATAAAGAGTTTCTACTTCGTCAGATGGAGTGGATATTGTTATGATACGATTTGAAAAGATCAAAGTATCAGTTTCATCAGTATACAAAGGCCACTTCCTGAATGTTATTGTACCATCAATGTCAATAATCTCCCTACAGTTCTTTAAAAAACATGAAGGTTCTTCATCCAATTCTTCCACGTCAGCTACAACAATTGTATCATTAATCAGTTCAATTACATGTAGGTTCATAAGGGCTCCTAGTTTCAGCTATTCTACCACAAAAAAAGAGGGGCGTCAACTGGATTTTGCCAGTTGTACCCCTACGGCGACGATATTCAATTCTGTTTATTCAATATCATACATTTTCAACTTTTGATGATCGGGAATAATTCTTTTCAGATCAACAATCAACATACCATTCTCAAATCTAACTTCTCCAACTTCAACATCATCGGATAAGTTAAAACCTCTAGCGAAGGTGCGAGTTGCAACGCCACGGTGCATGTACTCCACGTCATCAGCTTCCTTCGCAGACTTGGACTTGATGATCAACACATTGGATTCTGTAGTGACTTCAATGTCATCCCGTGACCACCCAGCCAGTGCTAGTTCGATACGCCAATTGACGTTCGATTCTTTTACAATATTATATGGAGGATATGAACCACCAGGATTATCCATACCATATGAATGTAACCTGTGGAAAACATCATCAAGTCCGACACTGTATTTTCCCACAGCATCAAGAATTTTGCCCATGTCACTGGACGTGTAACGTGTAAGTCCCGTCATTTTATGCTCCTTTAAAGCGAGTTTTTTTGTGTGATCCCCGAAGGCAATCAAATTTATTTATAAAAAACATAAAAAATGGTACGATGTGAAACCCGTACCATAGTATGGTATTTTCCGAATGGAGTGTGCCGTACGAAGGACACATAATTATTTATACTTGACTAAATAGTATATAAGGTCTATAATAGACCTGTCGTTCATCCGACGTTGAGTCGGACGCAAGTAAGTCGCGCAACGGAGCGTTGATCCTATGTTACTACCTTTGATGCTGTTCGCAGCACAACCACAACTGTCTTGTCAAGACTATGACTGGTTAGCAAAAGGAGTTTATAAGT